CTTTCTTTGCTCGATTTGAGCCACTATTAAGTGTTACAGAAACCCGTTTCCATTTTTCAGTGTAAGTGTCCTTGTATCTTTCAAAATATTTATATTTTCCATTCGGTAATTGTTCTACCCACATTGTCATATCTCCTATTATTTGGTAAAATGGGTACAGAAAAAAGAACACAATCTTGTTAGGTTGTTTTACCGTGATAGTGTTTTTATTTTCTGTGATGCTTGCTCTACACTCTAAGTTTGGCGACGGTGAGTGTAGGGCTTTTTTTGTTTTCAAGATGTTTAATTATTTTATCCAGTTTATCGCTTAAGATTTGCTGGTTTTTATTAATCCATGAACCCTTGTTGTCTAGCCCACTCAACTTGGCTATCGTGCCAGTTTTGGCGTGCTTGTTGGTCTGCTTGTTCTCTTGCTACCTCAGGAGAATCGGAAGGTACTCCGCCATATCCAGGCGTATAGCCATATTGTTCAGTTGCTTGGTCTACTTGTGATTGCGTTGGACCTACGCCGTCAATAGGCTGTTCTTGCTGAGCTTGAGAAGATTCAGTTTGCGTCTGTTCTTGTGGTTGTTGCGGTTGCTCTGAACTTGAACTGCTAGAAACTTTTGAAGTCGAAGAAGAACTATGTTTACTTGACTTTGTGGTGTGTTTTGTTACTTTGACAGCTTTAGGCTGTTTTGTTTCCTTTGATTCCTTCCCAGACCGTGGCACAAACATTAAGCCAAGGCAAAATAAAACAATAATTGTTAAGATATACCATTTGTATTTTTTCAAAAGTTTCATGACATTACCTCATCATTTTTAGATATTCATTTTTTACAAACGTCTCATCACAAATCGTGGTGAGATTATATTTTTCCATGAAGTGTAAGTAATTGAAATCGTCCAGATTTTCATTTTTCAACAATTCATGAATCATATTTCTATTGGCTTGAGCCTCATTTTTCTCTCGCAGACGCTCATAGTGTTTAGGGTCGTGCTCTAAGTGGCCCAGTTCATGTAAAAGGACCTTTAAACGTATTTCGGTGGGTAAATCCCTATTGATGTAGATAACACGGTTAACAGGGTCTAGGAACCCATCTCGTGGCCACTGGCTAGAGTCGAACTCACAGATAGAGACGTTGAACTGCTCAAGTAATTCTTTTTCAGGCATAGAGCCTCCATTAGTTTATTTACTAGCAAGTATCTTTTTGCTAAAATTTATATAGAGAGGGGTGATTTAGTTGTCATTTTTCAAACAAATAAAACGCAACAAGCAATCTATCGAAGACCAACACTTAAAAATTGCAGAACGTAATTTAAAGAATATGGCAGATAACCATGCCTTAATCAAGTACGGTCAGGCGAGACTAGAATCTAAGCAAAGGTCTTTTGAAAGCAGATATAGTCACCTTTTTAATCCTCGTAATAAATAGCGATAGGACGAATTAAATAATCGCCACTTGATACCAAATCGAATGAGTCAAGCATTATAGCAATGATTGTTGTAGGTGCTTTTTTCAAAACTTCCATACTGTTAGCCATCGTAGACAAGTCACTAGGCGTCTGTTCATCAAATGTAGATGAGCAGATACCTAGTATTTTTATTTGTCTTCCGCTGAGCTGCATAAGACCAAGTTGGGCAGTTGGGACCTTCATGTATTCCTTAGGCAAAACACTAATAGTATTTGATATTTTGGCCAAGTTAGAGGATGGAAATAACCTTTCGAAATAGGCTGACATTGACCTAATGAACTCTAAGTTATTCCAGCCGTTATGCGAAATCTCGTCTTTTAATTGCTCTTTTCTAGTGTTATTTTTTACTCTTTTGTATTCGGACTGAAGTTTTTTAAACTCGTCATATTCGGGAAGAATATCTTCAATTTCATCAAAAGTGGAGACATTTTTTAATTGTTCAAAGTCAAAGAAATCAAGCTTCCCTACAACAAAGACAAAGTCGCCGTCTCGAAAGTCGGAGGATTTTAAAAGTTTGTCATTTTCCAATTCTTGAAGTAGCAAATCAAGAGAGTAATCATCTAATGCTGTCTCGATTAGATTTCTGTTTGATCGCGAGAAGACAATATTGTAATTTTCGTTCTCGATAGCTGAGTGATTAACGCCTGCCTTGATTAAAGTAGAAACCCCACCAGAAACAGAAGTTGCAGTTTGATCAAAACCGCCTTCTGCATTAGAGTCTGATTCACTGTTTTCATTAACCAATTTTGTGACCAACCCAGCGTTTTGCTGAGCGAGCAGAGAGTTAACTAAATTTGTGTCCAGATAGATTATCTCTTTCATCCTCAATCCCCTTTACTGCTCATATATCCGGCAATAATGCCACGGATAGCCCGCTTGTCGTCCTCGGTCAGCGGTTTGCCGTCAAACATCATGGCATTGGCTATGATTTCATCGATGTCGTGGGAGCTTGGTTGTTGTGGTTCGTCCGTAACACCCCATTCAGCGAGCGTGTCCGGTGAAATTCCCAACAAATGACAGATTTTAAAGACGTTTTCAGCTTTTGCGTTCATGATACCACGTTCTAAAATAGAGCGAACAGTAGTATAAGAGATGCCGCTTTCTGTTGCAAAAGCTCTTACATTCCCGTATTTAGCTATAATCAGTTCCTTAATTCTTTCCTCAGCCTGCATTTTTTGTAACCCTCATTTCTTTTTCTTTCTATATATTAACACAGAAAATCGTATAGGTAAATAAAAAAAGTAAAAAAAATCGTACTTTCTTGTTGACAGTGTACGAAAATTAGTATATACTTAAATCAAGCTTAAGGAAGGAGGAAATAAATGAAAAACATCGAAGAAGTTCGTAAGAACAAAGGCGTTACATTAGTGGATATCGCAGATTTGCTCGGAGTAGGCTATCGCACAGTCCGTGACAAAATCGATGGTGTTTCAGATTTCAAATTTGGCGAAACAGTGGCTATCAAAAAGGCGTTCTTCCCAGAATATGAATTAGAATACCTATTTAGCGAACGTGTCGAAGACTAAATTTTTTTAACCTAAATATACGAAAATTCGTATAGATTAGAAAGGAGCAAACAATGAATGAACTAGAAAGAACAGCCCTCAATGAGATACTGAGGACTGTAACATATATTGCTGAAAAAGTGGATGAAATTGAAAAAATTTTAGAACCACAAGCTGAGATTAAAGACGAGATCATTGGAGCTTTATCTGCTGGCAAAGGAATCGTTGATTATGGTATAGGCTCTGCAAAAGGTGCTGTTGGCCCAAGGGCGCTCAACAACGACGAACGTCTTGCTGTGGGTTTGCCAGCGAATGAGCTTATGACCGGGGATTTAGGTGTTTAACAAAAAATTTCAATTATCTTTTGAACGGCTGGTTTATTTTCACGCTCAACAGCATCATGCCATGCGTTTAAAAATAGTTCAAAATCGGGTATTCCATACAGATTTGCTAATTTAGGTAATTCTGTAAAGAGTGCCGGAAACTCTCTAAAAATAGGGAGTAGCAGTGTTGCTAAGTATCTATTTTTAGGGCGGTCTGTAGAATTTCGGATAAGATGAATGATTTCGTCGGATTGATATTTTACTAATCTTTTGTGATTGAAGACTTCAATATCAAGTAGGCTTTCTTGGCTGTATTGCAAATATGGCATACTCCTTGAATGTTTATCCCATATGTTTTGATTTGAATATTCTTCTAAAAAATAATGAGCTGTCATTTCACAAATCACTTCCTCGAACCAAAACATCGTCCGCTGCTTAGAACTGGCATTGATGTAAAAATGGCACAACTCATGAGCTACTTGGTAAACGTTTCTGGCATAGAGGTCTGAACCTTCGGTTGATAAAAAAATGATGTGATTATCTGCAAATGTCATCGGTGCATCGACGATTTCAGCATCAACAATATATAATTTCTTATCAACAATACCAGGGAAAATCTTATTTGCTATATGAGGTAGATTAAGCATTATGAGTGGGTGGACACTCTTAGAGACACCATAGAAATAAAACCAATCTTTAGCATTAGGTAATTGAAACCTAAACATAATTTTTCTCCAATCGTTTTTATTTTACTATACCAAATTTAGAAAGGAAAAGTAAATGCAAGAAATAGCATTATCAAACGTTGAAGATTTTAACTACGACGTAGTCAGTCCAGATTCTTCAAAAGTGCTGAAAGCGTTGAGCGAGCAACTCGATGGCGTGTATAAAAATTATCAAGTTATTGTTGGTGAGATTTTTTACAAAGCACAACAAGAGTTATCGAGTTATGGCGACGGTTTATTCAGCAAATGGGTAGAAAGCCAAGGTTTTTCAAGAACAAACGCATATAACTATATCAACTCATATAAGTTTGTTCAGAATCTGAACAAACCTAAAAAAGAGATATTTGATAGCGTCCCTAAATCGCTGCAATTTGAGATGGCTAAAAATTCAGCGTTAGAAGATGCTAATCAAGCAGTTTTCAATGGTGATGTCACAACTCATAAAGAATATAAAGAGCTTGAGCGTCGTCTCAAACTCAAAGACCAAGCACTTGAAGCGGTTAAAGGCGAGCTTGAACGTGTCAAACAAACCAAGACAACCGAGAAAGTAATCGAGAAGGAAGTTATCCCGCAAGATTACCAAGCCACGCAAGACCTCAACAAGCAACTGCTTGGGAAGAATCAAGACCTATCAGACGAGCTTGATTCAGTTAAAAGAAGTCTAAGACTCAAAACTGCCTCTTATGAAATGCTCGAAAAAGAAACATCCGAGGCAATCGCCTTGAAAGAATCTATCGAACACCTACGAGCTGATAAAGAGAAACTAGAAAACAGTGTTTCTAACATCTTCACACTCAGCAACCTAGTATCAGAGTTCGAAGATTTCTTTGACAGCAAGATGGCACCGCTTAGATTTAAGACCCTTATCCAAGGGATTGGCAAGGATGCCCAGATTGAAAAACTCAGAGACATCTTGACGCTAACTGAAAACTGGTTGGACGAAATGAACAAGATTGTCCCAGAAAACGGAAGAACAATCATAGAAGGAGAAATCATAAATGAATAAGAAGAACAACAAGAAAAAAGTAATCCTACTCGCTGAAACGGTTGAAATGCAGAAAAAGCAAGCTATGAACCTTGTGGCACAAAGCAGTGTTAATCAGCAGCTTTTGGAAGAAGTTATCGGAATCAAGGAAGAAATGGATAAGACTTCTAAAAAGATAAACCACAAATTCAATGATATGGAAAAACTTATCGAAGAAGTCAACAAGAAAGTCCATATCGATGACGGTGAAGCAAGCAAGATTAAAAGCGTGGTCTTTAGTAAAGCTGGTGTTTTCGCAGATATGTACTTCAATGAGCAGAAAACACATCCTAGCGATAATCTGTTCGCTTCGAAGAAAGGTCAGTTTATTCGCTTGATGTACTCGCATTTGAAGAAAGCCTTTAACGTGACTAAATACACTAATATCAAGCATGTCGAAGCTAAGAAAGCAATCCAATTCTTGAGAGATTTGTCTTACGACGATTTCACACCGTTTGAGATTCGTGAAACGCCAAAACAAAAAGAGCTTATCGCTCTTGAGAATGGATTGAAATAAATCGGGTGACGCTTATGGAAATCACTTACAAACCAGTTGGGATCAATGAGACGGCTGAGTGGGGGGACTACGACCACCTCATGCAGCGGTGGGAAGGTCTTGGGAAGTCGATGGCAAAAAACCTCATTCGAGAAATGAGGGACAACAAAGACTTCAAAGAATACGTATTCAACCCAACGCACAAACTGGTTTTCATCAACTATGAAGGTTTCAAATCCTTCATCGAGTGGAAAACCAGGAACAGATTCAAATAAAGTTAACACGTAGTCGTAGCAGCGAGCTAGAAAGGAGCATAACCGAATGAAGTACATCTTTCACTAATACGGAAGAAAACTACACGAAAATGAACAACAGATTTCTACAAGATACTAGCTTGAGCTTACAAGCGAAAGGCTTACTTGCTGAAATCTTGATAAATAAAAGCGATTGGCGAGTTTATCTGTCAGAACTTGAAAAGAGGTCAACCAACGGGAAAAGCTCGCACCGTACAGCGTTTGAAGAATTGAAACGCAAACGGTATGTGGTGGTATTCCGTAAAAGCAAGGGCTATAAAAAAGGTTTTGAAATGGTCGTCTGTGCATCAGACATACCCATGAAAGACGATTTTATAGAATACCTTGATAAAAAGTTATCCACAGAGTTATCCACAGGTAGCCTTAAAAATTCATAGTTCGATAATTGGAATTTCCATTTAATCAAACGATGATAATTCATAAGTTAGAAAATTCGTAGTATGAAAAAATCAAACGATGATAATTCATAGGATAGAAAATCGGACACTAACAATAACTAATTAATAACAATAACTAATATATAACAATATGGTGCTACGCACACTAACCAACAACAATCTAGAGCCTACCGGCACTAACTAGCAATAATAACTAATAGATAACTATACAGTAATCATAGTTAGAAGAATAAGAGGGGTAAAAAAACATGGCAAACAACCATTATATTAAAAGGCTGGCAGCTTGCGCCGTTCAATTCGACAAGGACTTCCACAAGATGGAAGGCGGAATCCCAGCTCTTGACAACCTCACAGAGCTGATTCTCTACATCGGTCAAACGATGGAAATTTCGAATAAAGCGGAAAATGAACTCGATGACATCGACACTAAGTGTTTGATGTACCGAGATGTCTGCAACAAACCAGACACACCAGACAGCAAACGCAGAGATCTGTTTCAAGATGTAGCAATTGATTTTATTGCTACATGCAGAACGCACGATATTTTGGATATTTAAAAGACACCTCTAGCTCACTAGTGCGGTTAGGGAAAACAGAAAGGAAATTAAAAATGAAAAAACTACTTAAATGGCTATTTGTAAAAGAGCAAGCAGAAACAGTAAAAACTCCAGCATGGACTTTTGAGAAAAACGCGTCGGAGCCTAGCCGAGATCGTTACAACAAAACGCATGGATTGGGAGAGACATTGATTTGAAACATCTATTGAAATTCTTGTTTGGTAAGAAGAAACCGAAACAGCAAGAGCCATTTTTCGAGTGGGTTGAAACGCCCGAAGAAAAGCAAGAACGGCTCAAGAACAAGTACACAAAATAACATCAACTTTTCAGCGTGCAGCCATGACCTCGTCGTGGAGTGCATCTTATACCCATAATTTTTCCCCAAAAAATTAACACTTTACTACCCACACAAAAATCTTTCTAAAAAAACATATTTACAAAGCGGCGAGGTTGTGGGTGCACGTTGAGAGCACTAAAAAAAGCATGGGTTAGGGCCCATGCAAGAAAATTATACCAAGGAGATTATACCATGTTTACACAACAAATTGCAAAACCATCTTACGTTAAAACTAAAGCTTTCGGGCTTTGCGGAAC